CCGTAATTCATGGCATGAAAGAGCATACCTATTGGTATGGTAGAAAAGATGAGAGATACCTCAAGTACATTCACCCATTACCTGACCTAATCAAACAGAAAAGAGATGATATAAATATCTTTGATGTCAGTGTCATGCCGATGTGTGACGAAGAAGCAAGGGTAACAATCACAGGAAATATGCCTCCAAAGTTATTAACAAAATTTCAGGATAAGATGACTGTATCCGATATAGTAGCTATCTTTGAGGACCATAATTTTTTAAGGGTTAATATGGGGGAGGGGGTTTAGGCTCCCTCTTTTTTATGACCGTATGACGATGTGACGATACTCTTATGGGGGGTACTTAATATATAGAGCACTAAAAAAGTTTTCGTTCTGGAAAATTTATCGTCTTATCGTCATGAAATAGCTGAAACCCAATACAGCACTAGTTTATAGCCGTGACGATGATTTTATTTTATCGTCATTAATTGGAATTTATTGTCATTTATTATATTTGTAACCATGTTTAACCCTAAAATATCAGTTTTCAGGAGTTTGTATAACTCCAAAGAGACACCTTTCACACTTGAGGCAATAGAAGTGTACAATAGAATCAAGCAAGGCAACCCCGAACTGATTAGTAAGATAAAGAAACTTCGAGCAGGAGATGCGGAAAGTAAGATGCAGCTCATGGCTATCATGTTTAATGGTACATTTAGTGAGCGTAAAGATGATGGGCTGATACAGCACTCAGGATTGTGCGTGTTAGATTTTGATAAGTACCCCGATGCTAAGACCTTGAAAGCAGAACGAAACAGGCTCAAGGAATGCCCCTATGTTTACATGATGTTTACCTCTCCCAGTGGTAATGGACTCAAAGTAGTTATCCGTACACCTGAAAGCAATAAGTTTGAACACAAGAGGAGGTTTGAGGCATACAAGGAATACATTAACAGTGATTATTTTGACGTAGCCAATAGCAATGTGTCAAGGGTATGCTTTGAATCATATGACCCTGATGCCTACCTCAATGAGTTCTGCGATGTGTTCCAAGGAATCACCCAGGATAAAGGATATCACAAGGGTGAAAAGATAGCAGTGCTCCCCATTGCTAATGAGGACCGTATCATTGAGCTAATCATGAAGTTTAATCATGGGGTGTTTGAACAGGGCAGGAATAATTGGACCTTTAAGGTAGCCTGCTGCATGGCGGAGTATGGGGTAGATCAGTATGCCGCTAAGAATTACCTCCTGCAATATGCACAGGAGGACTTTACAGCGAGTGAAATTAACTATACTGTTATCAATGCCTACAAATCAAGCAACTTTAACACTAAGTACTTTGAGGATACATACACCGTTAACAAGGTAAAGCTAAAATTAAAAGAGGGGGTCAAGGATGAGGACATCCAAAAGCAGTTAGGTGTATCAGGTAACATCATTGAATCAGTTAAAGAGGAGGTGCAGAACTCAGATGATGTGTTTTGGCAGGCAGATGGTAAGAAAATTACTATCGTACCGCATGACTATGCCAAGTTCCTACACAAGCATGGCTTTGCTAAGTACTATCCGGAACGGAGTAACAAGCCTACCTATGTTTACATCGAAGAGAATAAGGTATCTGAGAGCTCAGTGGAGCTAATCAAGGACTTTGTGCTAAAATACTGCCTTGCTAAGGGTGAACTTGACGTATATAACCACTGTGCTAAGTCAACAAATTTGTTTACTGAATCACACCTGAACATGCTAGAGTCTATTGATATGTGTATCCTGCAGGATACAAGGCATATATCTTATATCCCATTCAATAACGGAGTGGTCCAAGTATCTAAGGACAAGGTAGAGCTACTTAGCTACATTGATATAGATGGGTACATTTGGAGGGAGCAGATTATTAAAAGAAATTATACCAAAATCGCGATTCACGATAATAACTTCCAAGATTTTGTACACAAGGTATCAGCCCAGGATGAGCAGCGGATTAAAGCAATGGAGTCAACCCTTGGATACCTCATCCATACCTTTAAGGATAAGACAGACCAGAAAGCAATCATCTTTAATGATCAGGAGATAGATGATAACCCTAACGGAGGTAGTGGTAAGTCATTGATGTTAACTGCCATCGGTAACATTAGAAAGATTATTAAGATAGATGGCAAAGCATATAACCCATCAAAGAATGATTTTGTGTACCAACGGGTTAACATAGATACTCAGGTGCTTGCATTTGATGATGTTAAAAAACACTTTGACTTTGAGCAGTTATTTTCCCTAATCACTGAGGGTATCCCGGTCAACAGAAAAAACAAGGATGAGATATACATTCCCTTTGAGCGAAGTCCTAAGATTGTTATCACTACCAACTATGTGATTAGTGGGGCAGGTACCTCACATGATCGCAGGAGGCACGAAATAGAGTTTTTTCAGTACTTTAATAGTCAACGTAACCCACAGGATGAGTACGGTAAGCTACTCTTTGATGAGTGGAGTAAGGATGAGTGGTCACACTTTGACAACTACATGCTATCTAACCTACAAATGTACCTCCAAAATGGATTGGTGAGAAGTGTCTCTATCAATGCAGATGCTAAGCGTTTTATTCAAAACACCTGTAAGGAATTCTATGACTTTGTGATGGATGGAAATATAGCCCTTAATGTAAACTATTATAATAAATCATGCATGGAAGCATTCCAATCAGATACTAATGGCTTCAAGGACCTAGATAGCAGAAAGTTTATCAAATGGGTGCAAGCCTACGCTAGTTATAAAAATTATAAATTCACAAAAAACAGAAACCAAAATGGCAGATATTTTGAAATTACTCTTGTTGATTAGTATATTAACAGGGTGCAAGAGCTCGCAGAAATGTGATGCATACGGATACATTAAGATGGAACAATACGACTACATTCAGGTAGTTGGCTACACTGATACTATCCCTACCTTTGGTGAGACATGGATGCAACTTCCCAAGGGTGAGTACCAGGTCAAAGCATGGAAAGAGAATCAGGAATACTTATTGCGTGTCAAACTATGAAAAAAGAATATAAGGCACTACTCCATGAAATGAAGTTGCAACGCTATGCCATTACTCACCCGAATTACCCACAAGATTATATACCTAAGACTATGTACAAAGACTCAACAGCTAACGGATTAACAAGAGCTATCTGTGATTATATTAATTACAATGGCTACCAAGCGGAACGCATCAATACGATGGGTACAGCAAGAGAAAAAAAGACCACAGCCGGTAAGGTGATCGGGGTAACCTGGACTAAAGGAACCTCAACTGCAGGGAGTGCCGATATATCTGCTACCATTAAGGGCCGCTCAGTTAAAATAGAGGTCAAGATAGGTAAGGACAGGCAGTCTGATGCCCAGAAAAGGTATCAGGAAAACATAGAGAAGGCAGGAGGTACCTATTACATAGCAAAAGACTTCGATAGTTTTGTAGATTTTTTTAATGATTTTGTAAATAAGTGCAATTAATTTGTATATTTGTAGAAATTAACACCTTAAAATTATGACAACAGTTAAAAAACAAGCAGCTGAGCAAACAGCACCCGAGGTAATTACCCTCAACATCTACCAAAAACTGCATCTAGCTAAGCAGTCAATGGGTAAAGTAATTAAGAATGCTAATAACCCCCATTTCAAACGCAGTTACGCTAGAGCCTATCTTATTAGATTGTGGATTGCTACTATTGCAACCCGTAAGAGATGGTAAAGTATTCACTGAGATAATTGACATTGAAACAGGAGATAGTATGGAAAGTTCACTTGAATTACCTGCTATTATAGACCCACAGAAGCTACTGAGCTGCATTACTTACTACCGTAGAGGTACACTAGTTAGTTTACTTTCCCTGCAAGCCATTGATGATGATGGTGAGACTGCAAGCAAGGCACCTAAGGCAAAGCCTACGTTGGATGGGGATAGATGGACCAAGGCATTTAATGCAGTGAAGAGCGGTAAGTTCACACCTGAGCAGATTAAAGAGATGTATAACCTAACTAAAGAGCAGGAGGCACAACTATGAAATTCAGAGCATCATCACTAGGTAAGCTAATGACCTCCTCCAGAACTAAGGGGGAGGCATTGAGCCAAACAGCTAAGAGCTACATCATCCAAAAGGCTAAAGAGGATTTCTTTGAATATAGGAGTGAGCTGAACAGCAAGTACATAACCAAAGGACTAGCACAGGAACAGGACAGTATTAACCTACTTAACCTGGTTAGGCTAGAGGACTACAAAAAGAATGAGGAGAGGGTAGAGAATGAGTGGTTATCCGGATGCTGTGATATCATCACTGATACATCCATCATAGATATCAAGACCTCTTGGTCATTGGATACGTTTCCTGCTACTAGCTATGAGCTAAAGGATCTATCTGACTATGAATGGCAGGGACGTGCTTACATGTGGCTGTATGACATGCCATCATTTGAGCTGTGCTATGTAATGGTAACTACGGCACCTGAGATTATGGGTGACTATGAGAATGGAGCACTGCACTATGTTGATCACATTGCACCTGAGAAGAGAATTACATCCATTACCTTTGCTAGAGATA